CTCAAGCGCACGCACAAGATAATTCCTAAGACGACGGTTACGCTGCAGATTACTGTGTACGGTGATGTGCGGCGCAGAATCAATCAACATCTGCAGGAGTCGCCCAGAACCAGGCACCAGTATGGAGATGCGAATCACTACATTCGAGCGACGCTGCGCTCGCTGCCCTCTGCAGAGATCATCCAGGCGATTACCGAGGGACACACCGACGCAGGTGCGTTCCTGCCCATTGATAAGATGCGAGGTGATCGACCACAATCGGTGCGAGTTGAGCTCGATACCTACTACACCCTACAGGAGATCAGTAGGGTTACGAGTCTCTCAATCTGTAGGATTGCTTCATATATCCTGCTACGCTCCCTCGTCCATCTGAAAGCCTTTGAGGACGAACCAGCACAGGCCATTACAGGTGCGGACGTCCTACAAGATATGCTCGAAGTGTACTTTAAAACCCGTGGACCTGGTTAGCTTTGTCCTCTTAACCATCGTTGTGCTGGTAGCTTTGCCTGAGATGTTCTCCTGGAGAGGGAGCAGGGACGAATGGGCGAAGAGGAACGGTTATCCACCAGTCAGCGGTGGAGGAGTAGATGGAGGGAAGTCTAGTAAGCGACCAGTACGCCTAGGAGCCCCACCCTTTTATGAGTACCAAGAGGATGGGAAGATCAAGCGTGTTTATCCAGGTGATGAACTTTACGAGACGATTTACCGAAGCATCAGATAGGGAGTGAACTATGCCAACAATTCGAGAGAACGTACTAGCGTTCCTTGGATCACCAGGGCGAATGGAGATTATCCAGCTTCTCGCTACGGGGCCAAAGACACACGCTGAGGTTATGAGCGCGGTGAGCTCACCGCAGACGGCGTGGCGACGACTGAAGGAAATGGCCGAAGGAGGGCTACTGATACGGACGGAGGTGTCATCCCTAGAGGTCTACTACAACATCGACGTTGCCCGTTTGCAGGACGTAATCGACTTTCTGTCCGAGCTGGCGGCGCAGATCGTTCCAGTACTTTAGGAGGAGGCATGAGCGCTGCACAGGAAAAAACACACATATCATTCACGGAGATCACAACGTATTTGGCTTGCCGACGTAAGTGGGGGTACAGCTACTACCACCGCATCCGACCAACTGTGCCTAACAAGCACATGATGTTGGGATCGGCAATCCATAAAGCTCTGGGCGTGTACTACTCTGGTGAGAAGCGAGACATCGAACGGCAGGCTCTAGCTCTGGATGTCTATCAAGACGCGATGTCTCGTGAGATCACACGATCCGAGACTATATCACGTACACCGAGCGGAGAGGACCTGCTGGCCTACTTCACGCTAGGGTCTGACATGCTGGTGCAGTACTTTAGCTGGGCGCAGACCCACGACCACTTCACGCCTAAAGGAACGGAGGTGCGATTGGTCGTCCCAATTGGGAACTCGGGGCTGAGCTTTGTAGGCTATGTAGACATGTTTGCGGAAGAGCCTGACGGTGCAGCCTGGATTTATGAACACAAGACCTATACTAACATGCCCTCGGAGCGGCGCTTTGTTTTCGACATGCAGGGCACAGCCTACGCCTGGGCCTGCCGGCAGGATACCATCCTTCGTGAGAAGGGCATTCGCGGTATAGTGTACAATGTTCTGCTCAAAAGAGTTCCCAAGCAGCCGCAGGTCCTCAAGAACGGCTCGCTGTCCAAGGACAAGCATCAGAGTACGACGCCAAAGATGTATCGACTAGCAATCAAGGAGCGCAATCTGGACGAGGCAGACTACACCGACATCCTTGCTGTGCTTGATCCCGACCGCTTCAATGGTAGAATACCTATCCCGATCACGCCGCAGCGGATCGCAGCCTTTGAGAGTCAGTTGATAACGCTGGCTGGGATGATCCAAAATGCCTACGAAGCGGGGCCCGTCTCGCACGTAGCCTGCGCATCGGGGGCCTGTGAGTATTGTGAGTTCTATGCTCTCTGCAAGCTGTCATTCGAGGGCTATGACTGGCGCAGCGCCCAGGGTGAGTTCTACTCGCTAAATGATGCAACGGACAGCGAGGAGGTAGCCGATGCCGAGGATAACTCGTGAGCTGCTTCGAGCGACCAAAAGTATGATCCTCGTTTATGGTGGGTTGGGTGTGGGGAAAACCTATTTCTGTGGCGGAGCTTTGGATTACGAGGAGCTTCGGCCTGTGTTCTATGTGGATACAGAGACCGGCTACCGCTCGATTCGCTCACGCATCGAGGAGCACTATGACGACGTTGAGGTTTGGTCCCTAAACAGCCTAAACGAAATGACTCACGTGCTGCCAGTGCTATTTAAGAAGTCGCGCTTCAAGACGGTAGTCTTTGACAGCCTGACGGAGTACTATGCTCTGCTGATGGCTGCTCATATGGTAGTGACCAAACGGGACGAGGACAGCACCCCAACACAGCAGGATTACGGTATCGTCGGCAACAGAATGATGAAGCTGATTCGCAATATCCGCAAGCTGGGTGTGACCAATTTTGTTGCCACGGCTAGCGCTGAGGTAAGGGAAGACGAAATGCAGGGCACGACGCTGATCACTCCAGACATTGTTGGCAAGCTATCTCGGCGTGTACCAAAGCTGTTTGATGTGGTTGGCTACCTAGATTCGGAGTTGCGAGCCAGCTCAACGGGGGAGATGCGTAGAGCCAAACGCACGCTACAAGTCCAACCATACGGTCGAATAGCGGCGAAGGATCGGACGGGTAGTCTGGGCATGGTGCTCAACGATCCTACCCTGATTGAAGTCCATCGGGCGATCGTAGATGCCTCGATCGACGCAGTAACTGTAGAGGAGAACAGCCATAAGGAGGAGAAGGAAATAGCAGAGACGGATAATCCTGTAGACCTGGACGATCTTTTCGGAGTGACGGAACTGGAAGTCGGAGCACAATTAGGTAAGGAGTAGGAACATGGCGCGTATAACAGCAGACTTTGGCGGCGTGAACGTTGGCGGAAGCATCTTCCCCGTGGGCAGTTTTCGTGCCAAGATCGAAGAGGCGGAGGCTGTTACAGCTTCTACTGGCAGCCCGATGATCAAAGTACGCTTCGTCTCGATCCATCCTGGGATCACAGCTTCGCAATACTGCAACTATGTCCTCTTGCATCAGTCGCTCTTCAACCTTAAACGGTTGCTGATCGCCTCGGGTGAGTGGACTGAGGACGATCTGACGGGCGTTGTGGACATTGATACGGCGGACTTGGTTGGTCTGCAAGTGGGCATCGTAGTTCAGCCAGACGTCAACAGGAAGACTGGAGAGGTTACGACGTCTATCGACCGAGCGATCCCCATCGACGAGGCTACGGGACCCGCAAATGTGGAGGCGACGCCACAAGCAGGCGTTGCAGAGGCGGCTACGGACCTCGGGAAACTATTCTAGCCATCCAGCAGAGAGGGTAGTCAGTACGGCTACCCTCTCGTCCTCTTTGGAGACAGATTATGTCGATCACTCCGATAGAGTTTCTGTCGGAGATTTTTCCCGAGTTGCGTGCCGATGAGCAAATCTACGTCTGGTCCAAGCATCCGCACCGACGGGGCCTACTCGATACAGCGGAAGCCGTAGCAGAGTTTGCGAAAGATGTCAGTTTAGCGGGGTCTGATCTGTACTATGGTGTAGGCATTCGCGTTCGAGGTAGCTACGAGGACATCAGTCGAGTCACAGCAGTCTGGGCCGACCTTGATGCAAAGAACTACGGAGGATCGCAAGATGCCGCGCTCCAAGCTCTGAACCTGGTACCTGTGGATGCCTCGTTCATAGTGAACTCGGGCCATGGATACCATGCCTACTGGCTGCTCAAGCAGAGCATCAATCCAAGGCGCTCCCAGGAGGTTTGCCGAGTCCTACAACACTTAATGGACTCGGGCGCTGTGAGCGATCCGACACGTGTACTGCGTATCCCTGGTACGATCAACTACAAAGACCCTGACGCGCCTATGCCAGTTGGAGTTGTTGCGGCTAAGCCGCTTCGACGCTACCTTGCTGAGGACTTGTACCACCTGACCAGCGCCTCAACACGTGTCCGTGAGATCATAGCTACGGGATCGAGCAAGGGGTTCAAGTCGAGAAGCGAACGAGACTGGGCAGTGGCCCAAGAACTTAAGGCGGTAGGAATTTCTGATGAGTTCCTCCACTGCATTGCAGAAGACCGACCTGTTGGTGACCGCTGGCGAGAGTCAGATTTCCGCCTGCTTCAGGTGGACCTGGACAACACTCGTCAAGGATTTGCTCATACGGTTCGGATGTTCCAAGAGACCGCGGGCGGAACTTTTTACGCATCTCAGAAAGGTCTCCAGAATATTGCTACCTTCTGTTTCAATCCGACTAAGCTCCTCCAGGGCGGAGCAGAAGAGGACGAGGATGCATTCCTAGGCACCATCACAGCCTACAACAAAGAGTGGCTGGACATCATCTTCCCGAGATCAGCCTTCACAACGCACAGTGCTCTGCAGAAGTTCTTGGTCTCCGCATACTGGCAATGGTTTGCGTCTGATCATCAGACACGAGAGTACCTTGTGTACCTTATGAAGAAGCTCATTGATATAGGGATGCCCTCGTCGATCGGGACAACTGTTGTAGGTAGGCATGACGATTACTGGGTCACAAAGAGCCAGACGCTTTCAGTTGATAGAATCTTCACACTCGAAGACGCCCCCGTGGTCTACGTCACGGGGCGGGCACAGCGCACTAGTCACATAGACGTAACGCCTGCACCAGTCTATCGCTCTTTACCGGACGACGACTATGCTCAGTTGATGCAGAGTGTGAGTCGCTACTTACCGTATGTCAACGAACCAAGTGCGATACTGCCCATGCTAGGCTGGTTTATGGCAGCTCCCTTGAAGCCCCTGATTCTAGCTTGCGGCTACCGCTTTCCGCATCTCAACATCTTTGGTACGCTAGGCTCAGGTAAGCTACTAGCTAACAGTGAACCCGTTCTAACACCACAGGGATGGGTTGAGAATGGCTCTCTTCAAGTTGGTGATTTTGTCATAGGGCAAGATGGCCATCAGACTGAGGTACTTGGCGTCTACCCACAGGGTAAACAGCAAATTGTACGAGTTACATTCTCAGATGGAACGTGGGTTAGGTGCTCGTGGAACCATCTGTGGACTGTACAAACGCCAGACGACACGCATTACAGACCAGATCGCTGGATAATCAAAACTACTGAGGAGCTTGTTGAGAGTGGTCTGTACACGAAAGAAGGACAACGTAAGTGGAAGATTCCTATCGTAGAACCTGTAGTTTATGCGCCAGTAACACTACCCTTGGACCCATATCTCCTTGGAGTGCTTCTTGGAGACGAAGGCCCAACTAATGCACATGCAAGGATAGCTACAGAAGAAGAGATCGTTGATGCTCTCGAAGACACTCTTCACAACTTGGGTCTTGCGAAGGTGCCTTCTTGGGAAAAGCGCGTTCCAGAAGTTTTTCTTAGGGGAACTCCTACAGAACGGCTGAGTCTTCTTCAAGGGCTAATGGATACAGATGGGTATGCCTCACCGAGAGGCGGAGCAGAGTTTAGCTCTTCCAGTCAGAACCTTATCGATGCGGTGATAGAATTGACCCAATCGCTAGGTGGCATAGCCCACGGGAGATGTATTACAGCCTCTACCTACAAAGGAAGACAAGCTGAGCGAGTTTCTATAAAGCTCCCCCCGAAGCTGAACCCGTTTAGATTATCAAGGAAACGAGATGCCTATCGAGAGGCAACAAAATATCTACCAACACGATCGATTGTTTCAGTGAAAGAGGAGGGCTTTGAGGAAGCAACCTGTATTAGGGTAGCTGCACACGACAGTCTCTACGTCACGCGATCTTTTATCGTTACACATAACACAGCGATACTCACTCGCGTTCTGATGCCGCTCTTAGGTATCTCGGATGTAGCGACGCAAACGGCTAACACGACCGAGTTTGTGCTACGCAAAATGCTGTCTTCGTCGAACGCTGTTCCTGTGATCTTTGGCGAGTATCGTGCATCCACTGCGGTAACGGTTCAGAACGATTTCTATACGATTCTGCGCATGGCCTATGATGTAGGTATGGACTCTCGGGGTCGCAAGGACTTGACCACTGTCACCTATTCGCTCTCGGCTCCGATCATCGTTGATGGCGAGGACCCACTTGACGATCCTGCGCTCAAGCAGCGCTCGATAATAGTGAACCTGCATCCTGACGTTATCGCCGCAGGAACCAATGCGAATGAAGCATTCCAGCGGTTGGTAGAGTATGATCTTGCAGGGTTCGGTACACGATACATTCAGCGCACGCTGAAGGAGAGCCAGGAATCTATCACAACACGCATGTTTCATGCACTGGATACGACGCTGCAGATGTTCCCCAGCTTTCTGCCGGATCGTGTACGCAACAGTCTGGCGATAGTCCTTTTAGGTCTTGACCTGTTCAACGAGCATTGCTACGCCTGGAAGGTTAGAACTATCGACTACGCCAGCGGGCAGTTCTCAGGCATCCTAGGCAATGTTATGCTTCGTCTAGAGAACGGCACACAACGCATCCTGGTTGACGACTTTATCGAGGACGTCGTGAGCTTAGTAGCGAATCCCACAACCGGACAGGTTCCATTCCTCTGTGTCTACGACCAGCAAAAGAATGTCCTGTGGATGCATCTGCGCTCGGCGGCTACTTGGTGGACAAAGGAGCGCCGCCACCAGGGGCGCGATACTCTAGAGATTCACTCGCTACAAGTGCAGCTAAACGAAAAGGCCGCGGTTCTCGAAAATCCCTACGTTCTGCGAGAGGACCTGGTGACAATGCGAAACGGAGAGACCCTGCCTTGCTTCGGTGTCGATCTAGGGGTGGCCGCTGCTGCGGGACTATCAGTTCCGAACATTCTAGCTTCGCCTAAGATTACCGTCCATGATGGCAACTCCTCAACAACGGTATCTTCTCGGGGAGGTATATTCCGTGAATAAAGTATCGACAGCTCTTTGCGAGCAGTGCCCTCTTTATGGGGGCACCCTTGTACCAGGGCGGGGCGAGCTTACCGAGAACGGCACGGCCCGCTGTGTCATCGTAGGTGAGGGTCCTGGCAAGCAGGAGGTAGTTCACGGTACGGTCTTCGTAGGACCATCTGGTCAGCTGCTCTCGCGGCTGATGGAGCGCTTTGTCACAGGCAGCTACTGGATCACCAACGCTGGGCTCTGCGGCGTAGGAGAGGGCTCCGCAAAGGAGGCCGCGGCGCGGTGCTGTGCCAATCGCCTTCGCGAGGAGATAGCCTCAAAGCACCCCGTGCTGATCATCTCCCTAGGTAACATCCCTACAGACATCTTGACCCAGGTGTCAGGAAAGATCACACAGCGGCGCGGTATCGTCACCGAGGCTTCTATCCTAGGACACAACTATCCTATCCTGCCTACCTTTCATCCCGCAGCCGTGCTACGCAACAGCGCCTATCTATCGGATGTCATCGCGGACTTTAAGCTAGCACAGCAGCTACTTCAGGCTCCTACTATCTCGTGCGGAGTTGTCAATCCACCATGTAACTACGAAGTGGCCGAGGACTACCAAGAGGTTCTGCGTAAGGCACAGGAGAGCACTTTTGCGGTCCTAGACCTGGAGACTTCTGGACTCAGATTGGAAGACTCGCGTATTCTCTGTGCTGTCATCGCTACCGACTCAGGTATCTACATCCTGCCGCAGCACGTGGTCTACAGCGAAGGATTCAAGGCAGCCCTCTCTACGGCTCAGGTCAAGTGGTCTGGTCACAATGCTAAGTTCGACCGCGGTATGTTGATGGCTGAGATAGGAGTCCCTCTGCACTTCGCCTTCGACACGATGCTAGCTCACTACTTGATCGACCCAAGGCAGGGAGCACAGGAGGAAAGCCGTGGAGCGCATGGTCTCAAGGATATTGCACAACGAATCTACAGCGCTCCCGACTGGGAGGTACCAATTCATGCTGTACTAGCCGAGGTCAAGAGTAAGTCCTATGCCGATGTGCCTCTGTCTATGCTCTACAAGTATGCCGCCTACGATGGCTACTACCAGCGCCTGCTGACCTATGACCTAGCCAAGCAGATCGCCGCTGATCCTCAAAAGCTGAAGGTGTTCAAGACACTGCTTATGCCTGGGATGCACGCTCTCAGCAATGCCGAGGTGCGTGGCGTAGCTATCGACCGTGCGGGGCTAGAGGCTTTAAAGCCCAAGTACAGGGCTAGAGCGCAGATGGCCGAGCACAAGATGGCACAGGTCATTGGCCATGACATCAACCCGCGGTCGCCAAAGCAAGTGGCAGTGGCAATGTTTGACGAGCTCAGGCTGCGGCAACTAGAAGGCCGATCGACGAGTGCCAAGACCGT